CCAAATATAGTTGCTCCTACTATTGCTAACTGAAAAAAGATTACAAACCTTATAAGGTCTATAACCCTATCCTTACTGTTGTGGGACTTGTTCACGATAATTTTGCTTAGGAACTGTAAGACCCTTGACTGGTCCAGAACTCTTAGGCCAGTTATTTACTAACTGTATATAAATTTCTTCTCTAACAACCTGTCTGATTGCTTCTATCTTAGCATCCTCTCTCTTTTGAGGACCACCTTGCATCTTATCAATCTGATGATTACCACCAACAAAAGCACCAGTTCCAAGAACTGCTGTTGCTGTTGTGATTGATGCTGCTTTTTGTATGTCCATACTACTTAGTTTGCTGCGATACTATTGCTTTTAATTTACCATCATCATCGACAGTAATGTTTATATCATGCTTAAGATCAGTATGATTTTCCATGATTCTAATATCTATAGCACCACCTTTACCATATCGAAACATAATAAATCTGCTATCCTTTACCTCCCACTTATCAGGATTTTTACAATGTTTAAATACAGGATTTGAGTGCTTGTCCTCATATCCCCTTATCCAATTAATCATTCAACTAATGTACCAAAAGATCTACGTATCTCACGCAACTCCTCAAAGTCTTTCTGCTTAGTTCCACCATCATAAGCCCAAGCGTATCCTTCAGTAATCATTTGTTCGTTAAGCGACAGGTCTGAATCCCCGATATAAAGCCACCCAAGAAGACGACCATATTTACCGACCCCACCAACAAGTTCAGTCCTAATAGTAAGCTCATCATCACCGTCAATAGTACTTTCGAGCTTGTCTTTAAGCCATTTAGTTGCATCAATCCCAAGTGCTTTTTCCTCTAAATCTCTAGTTCTCTTCTCTGGAGTATCAACTCCCGCAATTCTTACCCGTTCTTTCTTGAATAAATCGAATCCAAGATCTATCAGAACATCTATCGTATCCCCGTCCAATACTTTCACGATCTCTGTCACTCGGAAGTTGTAACAACTCTTCCGACTTGGGGGTGTCATTGCTCCCATCTGTTTCCCACTCCAGTTCTTGTAGTGAGTTATTTATAGAGTCTTCTGGACTAGTTCGAGTTTGTTCTGATTCATGTTCTCTTAATCTCTGTATCCATTCACCAGCAGAAAAATGAGCTTCTGCCTTTGGAGCAAAATAACCTGCTCCAATAAAAGCAACCGCTATCGATCCTAAAAGACCTATAGCGGCTACTACTTTCTCATTTGCTCTAACTCTTTCAGTGAGCTCCTTCTGTTTCTCCAGCAATCTCTCCACTTGTGTCTCTAGGACTGCTATCTTCACTTCGTTGCTCATTAGGATACCAAGCATCATACATGAATATGTAGTATATTGTAACACATACTCCTACAAGAAGTATAGCTAACATCCAGATTACACCCCAAACAACATCACCCGTCATGGATCAAATGCTACAAACCCTAGAAATAATAAAACAAAAATTGTCATATACACTGCAAAATGTATGATCATTTATGATGATATTTGTGAGGATTTCTTGGTGCGTCTATTGTCATAAATCCTATGGGCAAAAATATTACCCAACTGAATAGAGCAAGAGTATTCATATTCTGCCCTATCCATTCTATTAAAGGTCTAAGCATATGCTTGTGCTGCTAACCAAACTGATAAACTTAAAGATGTTCCCATGATGGTGAGTCGGCTCATCCACCACATTATTTCGTGCTTCATTCTAATGTCCCATAGGAATACCAGCAGCCATAAGATGAGTAATTCTATCAATCTCAGGCAACTCTTTTGTACAATAGTCAATAAAAGAAGGATGCTCTCTTAAGTAAGGAACATCCTCTTTAGAATTTTGTATTGCGTGATATGAATCTATAGCGTATTCGCAGATTTCATGGTGCTTGTGTTCAGTGTCGTGATAACCGACAATGTAATGCTCTTGTTGAGTCAGGGGCATGATTTTTCAATCCCAGTACTAATGATATTTATTATATCATATAGGTATTTTTACGCATGAATATGTGGACTCACACACACTGTTAGAGAACCTGTACAACCCCTACAACATCAGGTATCTCGTGCATTAACTTACTTTCTATACCTTGTTTTAAAGTCATAGAACTCATAGCACATGTTTCACACGCACCACCTAATCTAACTTTTACTATACCAGTTTCTTCTTCTATTTCTACAAACTGAAGGAACCCTCCATCTGCTTCTACGTAAGGAGCAAGTTCTTCTAAAACCCTTACTACATTCTCTTCTGTTAGTTCCATATGTGTTGCCAGATAGTGTTGTCTTTTAAGATACTCATAATAATGATCCATTTTAGATAAAAAGTTGCTGACTTATTCTATAATTATCAACAAAGGTTCCTTCTTCAAGAAACGCTTTATGTGGAACACACTGTTCATATAAAATCATACGATTAAATTTCATATCAACAGTTCCAACAAATTCACCACTCATATTATAAAATGATGTCCCACCAGAACATTCTTCATCAGTATTGAGATATATTCCACTAGCAAATTGCCCTGTGTCATCTATATGTGGTTTAGAATCAACATCACTATTTTGAATTATATTAACAGTAAATGAATACTTATTAAAATAATCAGAAATATATGAAGATGTATACTCTGATACAAAATATTTTTTAATATAATTCCAATAATGTGAAGAAAGACCTCTCATATCATATAATATATCTATAGTAGATCCAAGATAACCACTACCTCTTAAAGGAGTATGGTTTGTAACTGGAATAGACATAATAAGATCCCTAATCATATAAGGATTTTTATAAAAATCATCAACTACAACTACTCTAATATTATTATGATCTAAAATAAATTCCTCTACATCTTCATTTACTTCAAATACTATAGATTCATCAATCTTTTTTATCATATTTTTTTATGCTCTCTTCCCACTCCTTCATACTACTTTGACAATTAGGTGGTTCGGGATCTTTATACCCCTTGATTTTCTTCCACTTATTATACATAGCTTGCATCATCCAAGATTGAGAAAGACTCCTAGGTCCATTCTCAAGTAAATCTAACTGATACTTACTGGAAGTATATCCTTTATACTCTTTTCTCCAATTAGAATCATCAAATTCCATTTTTATCTTTAATAAAGACTTTTTTACCTTCATGACCATGAGCAATACCCAACTCATGCATTTTAGCATGTTCGTCAATAGGATCACGTAACTCTGCTTTACCAGGTCCTACTGTAAGCCAAAGACCATACCCCATAATAAAGAATAATAATCCTACTATAATGAATACTAAAATCATTTGAATAATCCCTTAATAAAACTAATAACCATTTGAAGAAGTGACTGGATCCAGTTACCTTCTAGAGTATCAAACATATACATGTTTAATCTAAAAGCATAATTTGCTTCTACTATTATAGCATTTGCTTGTTGTTCTGTGATAGGAAGTCCATCAAGAATTCCTCTATATCCTGCTTTATAAGCTTTGGTGTCTTCTATTTTTTCAAAATCATAAAATTTGAGTCCTTGCCCATCCCCCAAAGCCAAAGCTTTTTCAGCAATTCCTTTAAGGATTTGACCCCCAGAGAGGTCACCCAGGTATCTGGTGTAATGATGACCAACCAAAAGTTCTGGTTCATTTTTCGCTACCTCACGAATACGATTGACATACTGGTTACATGCTTCTGAAGGTTTAATAAGAGATCTCCAAATTGGACCATAATAAAATCTAAGATCTTGCTCCAAAGCATTTACACGATTTAGATCAGATAACTGTAACTGACCTATTATAGGATGATCTTTTAATTTTTCAACCTCTTCTTCCATTGCGGAATATACAAAATATAAATCAGAAACAAGTTTCTTATAAGATTCTTTACTTACAACCCCTCTAAGAAATGATGCAACAAAAGTAGTATTCTCTGCTGCAGAATGAGATTTCTTTGTCCCTATCTTTAATTCTTTAGAAAATGTCATAACTATTCAAAACTAATTTCTTCTTCATCTGTAATGTCAAGATCTGGGAGTTTTGCTTCTACCCAATGATCCTTATTATCTATATTAGCTGCTTCTACATATCTCATAATATGTTCATCTATCTGATGATAAATCGGATGTAAATTAAGATCCATATTGATATCATGTGCGATATCAGCAATCTGAGCATCAGTCAAACAATGATCAGGATGAGTCAGATTACACGCTGGTATTCTTTGTTCAATTAATTCATTGAGATTAATGCGAATCTCATAGTCTCTGTATACTGGCATTTATCTATCTTGATGCTATAATAATAGGTTTTACTTCACGTCCATATGTGCCATCAAAAGCAGAAGATGGAAGTTCTTTTTCATTTGGTTCATCATTAATAAGTAATCTCAAAACACTAAATGGAATTTCCAATTTTATTTCCTTTTTGACAATCATAGTTTCATTATTCTTATCTAGAATTATATCACCTTCTTCAATAATTTCATATAAAGAATTCACAATCTGTGATATTTCCTCTTCATCATTATTTTCTAAAAATACAACAAAAAGACAAGATCTTCTACAAGAATTGCCATATCGATCAACTCTAGGTTTAGATGCTATATCATAAATACCATCTAAATCATAAGCTCTATCATTTATAATTTTAGAAGACCAAATAATTTCTGATCTATTTGGATCATCAGGTTCAATACCAACAACATACCATCCATCTTTATTGGTATGACCCATTGCAATCTTTCCAATAAGACTACAAGATTCTATACCTAATCCAACAAAGGTAATTTTCTTTTGTGTTATTTGTTCTTTTTCAAATTTTAAAATTTTACGCTCTTCAAGCTCCTCAAAAAATTCTAATGGGATATTAAAACTAATATTAATATCCCCTTCGGTAAAAGCTTTATTTGTTCTTTTAATCATAATATAAATTAAAATTACATTTTAAATGTTTCTGTTGAATCGTTATCTGTAGTAATTTTAAGTGGTGCTTGCTCAACTTTAATAGTTTGAACAGGACCAGACGATTTTGCTGCTTCGATTAACTTTGCTAGATCATCTTTACTGATTCCACCACCATTACCACCGCCACCATTACCATTACCATTCTTGTCCATCTTCATAGTACCGTCATTCTTTTTAGATGCGGTCTGAATTCCGAAGGAAGCTAAAACTCCAGTAAATACCGAAGCTATGAATGTTGGGTCAATTTTCTGTTGTGGCACACCTGGAATAGCAACATAATTTAATGTCAATATTCCACCACTCCAGGCAAGGACAGTAAT